ACCGGCTTTAATGCCCCAACCGGCTTTAATGCCCCAACCGGCTTCAATGCCCGAACCGGCTTCAATGCCCCAACCGGCTTTAATGCCCTCACCGGCTTCAATGCCCTTACCGGCTTTAATGCCCGAACCGGCTTTAGCATAGATATATCCACTCACAACCAATTTATTAAAACTTACCCATCCTAAATTTTCGTCAATTTCAATATGCCCCTGATAGTCCGATACATCAGTTTTTCCGATGTATTTCCCCTGTGTATCAAAATCTTTTTTTGTTAATTTAAGCGTATTCATCTTCCCCCCTTTGTTAAGTTATAATTAACATTCTTCAACCAGTTTTTATTTAATCCTGTCGGGTCGTTGCTTGCACCAATCGGACAATATCTTTTTTGTAAAAAAAGGATAAAATCACCTTTACCATTCCAATCTTTTCTTGCGTGAATAATCGTATTGATACAGGCTTGGCGTGGCGTGGTATGTTTGTAATGCGCTAAAATTCCGTAAGGATGAGAAGTCTTTGCGCCGCCCTCTGCACTATAAATTGCGTCAGCAATCTGGCTATCGGAATAAGCCGCCCACGCCAGAGAAGTAAGAGAGAGGAAGAAGATTAAGGATAGGAGTTTAAGGGTCATTGTAATTTCGCTAATCTTTTCTCTGCGTCAGTAATTTCTTTTTGGTGGTCAATAATATACTTTTTAAGATTGGCAATTTCTTCTTGGCGATGTTTCTCTTTAAAGAAACTATCCAGGTCTTTAGTTTCTAAATTGGATACTTCTTTTATTGCGGTAAAATTAACATTACTGAAATTACCTTTAGATTGATGTTTGGAATTTTTATATTGTATAAAGTTTCTATTATACTCCACTACTTTATCATTATAGTCATCACCGTTTTGAATATCCCATATTCCAAGTCTTAAATTACCAGTAAGCAACGAGTAAATACTATTTTTTATTAGTTTATGGAATTCATCGTGAGTATGAACTTTACTAAAATCAACTTTTTTTATTTCCTTGTTTAATTTCTTCACCAACTCTTTAATTTTCATTTTCCCCTCCTGTCTAATGGTTATCTTTAACTACAATTGAAGTATATCAAAGTATTCGTATTTGTCAAGCATTATTTTATTTATTTTCATCTGCTTTCTCATTTTGTAAATAAGTCCGTCGGCTATCTTAATTTTACTCCCAATTTCTCAAGTGCTAATCTGCAATCTTTCGGCATTGGGCTTGCTTCTTTCTGCCAGCGGTCAATACGCTCTTTCTCTGTTTCTGTTTCAATTTTTATGATGTTATTCTTCCTTACTTCGGTTTGCAATTCCTCTGCCCTTGCTCTTATGGTGGCGATTATGTTAGTGCCGGGGTAAATTTCTTTGGTATTCTTAATAAACTCATAGACACTCATCAAAAAATACTGTCCATCTAAATCTTGTAACATAGTCCAAAATAACTTTGCGTCTAAATTTAACGCTGGAAAAACCGTGTTTAAAACTGTAAAGCCTTTATTGAATGCTTCGTTTGTCATTGCCAATCTCCTTGTTTAATTGAGCCAACCCCTTTAGGTTGTTTTGTTGTTGTGTGGTAAGTTGCTTAATATCTGCCGGTCTATTTAGATAACTCTCAAACTTGTTGCTATAAAGGGTCAAGGGGCGCAGATACTGCCTCATTTTGTTATCAATACCCCAGGCTTGAGCCATTTTTCGGTGGACAACCTTAAAGTCCTCCAAACAAAAACCGTCATTAAGGCGTGCTTGGATTAACTCTTGGGTCTTGCCAGAGGTTAGCTTGTAGTTTGTATTTAACACTTGATTGAGGTCATTTATAATCTCCCCTACAACCCCTCTTATTACTTCTATATCCTTTACCATTACCTTTTCCTTATCCTTTACCTTATGGGTGTCTAACACCCTGTGAGACACCCTGTCAAGCATTTCTCTTACTTTCTTATGAAAAGGATTTATGGAAGTCCAAACCTTATCTCCATATTGAAAAGATACAAAATCGTTTATAATCCAAAATCCATTATGGAAGTCTATGCGCTTCTTATCACTATTAAACCATTTATCAGTTTCATCCCATTTTACAGGTATCTTTAATTGAAATTCGGCAAGGCTTTGGTTGACTTTCCAAATACCGGCTTCATCGCATTTATCACAGACATACTTCCAGAGCATTTTCCACTCAATAGGCAAGTCTTGATACCAAATATCTTCCCAGATTTTAGTTTCAGAAAATCTTTTAGCCATAATAAATAAAGTAGCCCTGCCCAGGCGAACGGAGTTCATTAACTGTCTTTCGGAGGCAGACCTGAACAGGGCATAAAAATAGCGACGCTTTAATTTTCTCGTCGCTGATTGTTTTTAATTTATCCATTCTTTAAAGCCTCCGATTGGTTACAAAACTACTTTACCACAATTAGCTTTTTTGTCAAGCATTTTCTTTTATTTTCAGCGGGCTTGACAAACTCTGATTTCTTAGTAAACTTTATTACAAGGCTTGGAATACAGCGGGCAAAGGGAGAGAAGTAAATAAATATGAATATCCGATTACAGAAGTATAAGAAAAATCGCCTTGCGGGAATGAATAAATATAATGCCGCAAGAGCCGCAGGTTTTTCAGAAAGCACAGCGAAATCACATACAAAAAGATTAGAAGAGCAGATTAAGATTGCTGACCTTATGGAGCGCCAAGGGTTGACTGATATTTGTTTATTAGAAAGATTATCACAACTCCTTAAAGCGTCTAAAGATATATACAATTTTTCAGGTGTTGAGAATGAAGAAAATGGTGTAACGGTGAAATTAGGAACGCCTGATTGGGGAGCAAGAGCAAAGGGATTAGAATTAGCTTTAAAGATGAAAGAATTATTAAAAGATAAAGTTGAACACTCCGGCGAGATTAAGGGTGGGGAAACGAAGATTATAATTATTAGAGCTGATACAAAACAAGAGGATAAAATTGGAAATCAAGCTTTTACCATATCAAGACCTTTATCTATTCAGCAATAAGAAATTTTGCTGTCTCTGCGCAGGAATTGGCACGGGTAAGACTTTTATGTTCTTGCTTAAAATATTTACTTACTGCGAGCAATACCCAGGCACAACCGCTTTAATCGTCCGCAAAGAATTTACCGATTTAAAAGATAGCACAATGCGTGATTTTGAAAGATACTTCAATGTCAAGATTGGCGCAGACAAAGATTATTACTTACCGAATAAATCCAAGATAATGTTCAGGCACGCCGCAGAGATTGAAGTCTTAAAGAATATTAACTTAGGCATAGCTGGTATAGAGCAAGCGGAAGAATTTGAAACAGATGAGCCATTTCAGTTTTTAAGAGATAGGTTGCGCCAGGAGAACGGTGCGGATGTGCGTCCGCTATGCGTAATCGCTAATGCTAACGGGCATAACTGGGTATGGAAATATTGGTTTAATAATCCTCCGTCGGAAGAATATCACGGAATTACCGCAACCACATTTGATAATGAAATAAACTTGCCTGCTGATTTTATTGCTGACTTGCGTAGAATGGAAACAGAAGCCCCTAATCATTATAAACAATATGTTTTAAACAGCTTTGATGAAACAGACCAGGATGATAATTTGTTTTCATATCAGGAACTAAAAGCCACAATCGCCAATATCTACCCTATGCGTGAAGCCTATGGCTATAAGTTAGCCGGTTATGATATAGCCAGGTATGGTGATGACAAATGCGCTTGCGTAATCTTAAGGCAGAATGGGGCTTTACATTGGGAGCAGGTATTCGTTGACCAATGGGAACACAAGGATTTGAATTATACTACTGGCAGAATATTAACAACCTCAAATGAGCAGAGCATTAATAAGTCAATTATTGATGAGGACGGAATTGGCGGCGGCCCGCTTGATACTTTGAACAAAGGCAGAGGGCTTGATAACTTTGTAGGCTTCCGTAATCCTCCATTAAGTTACTCCGAGAATAAAGAATATGGCAATCGCAGGACTGCTAATGCTTATAAATTAAAAGACTTGGTTATGAAAGGGCATTTGGTTATTACTGACGAAGCATTGATACAAGAATTATGCACGCTTAAATTTACATACGATAATCATCAACGCAAGATATTAGTCAGCAAAGAGAAGATGAGGCAAGAGGGAATAAAATCGCCTAACCTTGCGGACGCTTTAATTATGGCAGTATCACTCATTGGTGAGTTCAACTACAAAGAAGAAAATAAATTTACATATAAGCAACCGCAATATTCAAAAGAAACTAACTTATTAACTTTAGCAGGAATAAAATAGGGGGAGATATGGCAATATTTACATCAATAGGGGCGGCAGTAGCCGGAGCATTAGGATTAGCAGGAACAGGATTAGGGGCGGCGGTAGCCACTGGAACAGCTTTAGCCGCAACTGCTGGGACAGTTGCAGGTGTTTCCGCAGGTGTTTCCGCATTAAAAGATATGACCGAAACTCCAGAATCTTCTTCTGCGGCAACTACCGAAAGTTCATCGGAAACAATAGCCGCCGCGACAGCAAAAGCACAGGCGGCAACTAAAGAGCAACAGAAAAATGCTCGCAGGTCAACATCAATCTATTCATCTGCTGGCAGTCGTCGTCCGTCATTATTAAGCACAAGCGAACAAGCAGGGGCAGTTAAAAAATCTCTCTTGGGGCAGTAAATGATAATTGAGCGAGGCAATAAAGAACGCTATCAAGAAGCCCTTGAATTAGTCAAGGCTTTCCACAAAGAAGCATTGAGCGAATATGCTTTCAAGATTGATGAGGACGCTCTGATTAAATTCTTTGACTTATGCGTGGCTCAATCATTCTTGCTAATTATAGATAATAAATGCGAGGGCTTGCTTGCGGGGCAAGAGATTAAAAATCCTGTAAGCGGTGAGAGGACATTCCAGGAAACAATGTGGTATGTCAATGAGCCATTTCGTAAATATGGGATATTCTTATTCAACAAAGCCCAAGAGATATTAAAGCAAGAAGGATATGCGGCAATTGTTATGGTATGTTTGGCTAATAGCAAGACAGAGAAGCTATTTAAACTATATGAGCGTATGGGCTTCGTGCCTATGGAACATCATTTTATAAGGAGATTATAATGCCCCCAATTAAACCTTATGTATCACTCAAGCCTCTGAAACAATGGTGCAAAGCACGAAACATTGATTTTAATTCTTATCTGTATTCTTTGTCTTTTAGCCAATGTATGAGCGCAAGGATATTCAGACCGAAGTTAGAAATGCCGAAAGTTAAATTAACACTATGGGAGAAGATTAAAAACTTCCTTAGATACTAATGCCACCTATTGCAGAATTAACGCAACCTAAAAAAGATAATGCTTTTGATAAGCCGAAGGCACAAGAAAAGATTGACAGGTTCAAGGAGTTAATCGGCACACGCTCTAACTTTGAAAGTTATTGGCAAACGCTCCGCGATTATTTTTACTTAGAGGCGCAGGATGTTAATGCTTCACACGCCCCAGGCTCTGAATTAAACTCTGATTATTTATGGGACGCAACAACGCTTGAGAGTGCTGATGTATTAGCTTCGGGATTTATGAATTACCTTACGCCCTCTTCAAGCAAATGGTTTAAACTTCGCTCTAAAAATCCCAGGATTGCCGAGAATAAAGCAGTATGTGATTTCCTTGAGAATGTAGCCGCAGAGGTTTTTTACACGCTTAACAAATGTAATTTCTATGACCAATCATTTCCAAGTTATAAATCAAGCGGCGTGTATGGCACATCAATTCTTCTTGAAGAAGAAGATATGGAAGATGACGCACGCTTCTTTAGCTTGCCTCTAAAACAAGTTTGCATTGTTGAGGACGCAAGAGGCAGGGTAATTGAATATTATATTGAGTTTGAATATACTGCTTTGCAAGCCGCAACACGCTGGGGCAAGGAAGCATTAAGACACGAGTTGCAAGGTGAGTTAGACGCAAGGCAAGAGAAGAAACATAAATTTTTATTATTCATCGGCAAGCGCTGGGAAAGAGATATACGAAGCGACCATAAGTCTAATATGCCGATACAGGCATTATGGATTGATGTTGAGGGCAAGGTTGTAATTGAAGAGGGCGGGTATAATGAGTTCCCCGCTATGTGCCACAGATTTGATAAACGCCCCTTTGTTCCTTGGGGCTTTTCTCCAGCTATGAAGGCGCTGCCATTTGCGAGGCTTCTGAATGCAGTCGCCAAGACTAATCTTAGGGCTATGATGAAAAGGACTGACCCTCCGATTGCTCTGCCGGATAACGCTTTCATTATGCCATTTAACGCCAATCCCAGAGCAATTAACTATTACAAAAAGAATATTATGGATGGCGGTTCAAAAGATATATTTGCCTTTGCTAATTATGGCGACCCTGCTTTTGGCACGCAATCCGTTGAGTATTATTCACAGAAAGTTAAGTCATTGATGTTTAATGATGTATTCCTGGCTTTTGAGGGTTTAGGCAAGCGGATGAATAATCCCGAAGTTATGGAACGCATAAATGAGAAGATGACGATGTTAGGGCCGGCAGTTGGCAGGTGGACTGCGGAAGTCAGTAATCCCATAATCATAAGGACAATCGGCATATTGTATCGTAGGGGAAAGTTACCACCTGTTCCTGATGAGATGTTAGATAACCCGACTTATGAGATTGATTATGTTTCGCAGTTAGCGCAGGCGCAAAGAAGAAGCGAATTAAATTCATTAGTTACCGCTCTTACTATGACAGGGCAAATGGCTAGTTTTACTCCAGAGATAATTGACGGTATTGACCCTGATAAAACAAGAGATGAGGTTTGGGGGATTACAGGTGCGCCGGTAAAAGTTTTAAGAAGTGATGATGAAATACAGAAGATAAGAGAGAATAGAGGACAACAGCAGGCTAAACTCCAAGAAATGCAGATGTTAAACGCTGGCGCAGATACTTATAATAAAGCGGCGACAGGCGATAAGTCTTTAGCCCAAGCGGCGAAAGAAGGTAAAGTTGAATAACCTATCTGATATTCGCTATGTCAAAGATTTACAAAACAGCCTTCGCATATTTGACAGCGAACAAGGTAAAGTTGTTATGTCTTTTCTTGAAAGTATCGGCGGTTGGACACCGAATATATTTGATACATTGGAAACTAATGAAGTAATCGCAAGGGACGCTAATCGGAGATTGATTGGCACTATCAAAACGCTTATGACTATATCGCCAGAGGCAATTGTGCAACTGGCTAAACAGAAGGAGGAATAAAAAATGCCTGATAATCAGAACCAGCAGGACAATGCTGACAATTCCGACCAGGGTAACAATCAGCAACAGGATAACCAGCAACAAAATAATCAACAGCAACAAGCACCTGCGTTTAGTTGGAAATCTAATTTACCGGCTGACTATGTAAATAGCCCGACTATGCAGAAGTTCACAGATGACAAGGACGGATTGGCAAAAGCAGTCCAAAGTCATTTGAGTTTAGAGAAATTGTTAGGACACGAGAAAATACCTTTGCCGAAGGATGACAAGGATATTGCCGGAATACAAGCATTTAATAAGGCTCTTGGTATTCCTGATACTGCCGAGGGTTACGCATTAAAAGACGCAACTATCCCAGAGGGTATGAAGGGATTAACTTTTGACAAGAAAGCATTTGCCGAAACAATCCATAAGTTTGGACTTACGCCTAAACAGGCAAGCGGATTATGGGATGCATATACGCAGATGTCAATGGGTGCTTATAATAAAGTGGTTGGCGATAACAACAATGCTCTTGCTACAATGGTCAATGGCTTACGCCAGAAATGGGGCGACGCTTACGATACCAATGTAGAATTAGGGCAAATGGTAATCAATAAGTTTGCCGCAAGCCCAGAGGACGCTGATTTTATTACCGCCTCAATGCTTAAAGACCCAAGAGGCGCAGAGTTCCTGGCAAAGATAGGTGCACAATTCGCCGAGAATAAGATAGGCGATTTCAAATATCAAAGATTTGCATTAAGCCCTGAACAAGCAAAACAGGAAATAGATAAGATTATGAATGACCCGTTACATCCTTATCTTAATCCGAAAGCAACGAATGAGGAACACGACAGGGCAGTGGCGTATGTTAATCAGTTACAGGAAACAGTAAATAAGAAACAGCAATAAGGCAAAGATAAGGCGACAGAAGCCCCAGAGCTTTATTATTCGTAAGGCAGATAAGCGTTAAGCCCTGCAAATAATATTGCCTAAAGAGCGACCCTCTTGTTGAGGATAATCAATCTGAACGCAAAGGTTGATTAGTTTTCTAACAAGAGGGTTTTTCTTTTGAAAGGGGTTCACAATGGCTGATACTCAATCACAAATATACGCTCAAGCGTATGGTCGGAATATTATGCAGTTGGCACAGCAGAAATATTCCAAACTTATAAACTATGTGTTTATAAGACCGAATGTAACAGGCAAGACTTTTTTCCAGGATAGGATTGGAGAATGGTCTATGTCAGTAAAAGGCGGGAGAAATGTTGCTACACCGAACAATGACCCGTCATTAAGCAGGCGTATGGGAACGCTTGTTGATTATCACGACGCAAGGCTTCTGGATAGAGGAGATGAGTTACGCTCTATATCCGACCCAAGAAGCGCATACACGATTGCGGCGGCAAGTTCGTTAGGTCGCAAGATTGATGATGTTATTCTTTCTGCGGCTGTCGGAACTGCCAACTACGGAGAAACAGGTTCATCTTCCGTAACGCATTCCAATGTAGTTAGCGTGGCTACGCTCGGTTATATCACCATAGCCAATTTAGCAAGCGTCAAATATACTTTTGATAATGCCAATGTGGAAGAAGAGGACAGGATTATCGTGGTTACTCCGTTAGCCTTGTCTAATCTTTTGCAGACCTCGCAGATTTCTTCTGCTGATTATAACACGGTCAAGGCATTAGTCAGGGGTGAGATTGATAGCTTTATGGGCTTAAAGTTCGTTACATCAACTCGCATTGCTTCTATTGCGGGCGGTAATGTGGCGGCAGGTTCATATTCAGCTATCGCCTTCCAGAAATTCGGGATTGTATTCGCTATGTGTGCGGCTCCGATAGTAAGGACTGACGAGAGGCAAGACTTGTCTTACTCTTGGCAGATTTACTATGAGTTGAACATCGGCGGCGTCCGGTTGGAAGAAGCAAGAGTAATTTCTTTACAAACCTGATTTTAGTTAATTCCGGCATATCCGGAGAAAGGATTTACAATGGCAAGTTTATACGCTGACAATGTAACAAAAGTTAGGGCGGGCGGAAGTGGCGATAACATCGTTGCCGACGGGTTTATCAAAACAGTTGAGAAAGTATGGATTGACACTTATACAGTAAGTGCGGCTATTCCTTCTACTTCTTCTCTCTGTATTGGCAAGATACCCAAAGGCAAGAAGTTAACGGATGTAATCGTATATTTGCCTGTGTTGAGTGCGGCGGCTACTACCTCAACAGTGTATCTTGGGACTGCGGCTACGACTTCTACCTCTACTTGGGGTGGAGCATTAGAGCCAATAGGTAGTGGTGCTTATACGGTGGCGACAGCTACAATATCAACTGTGCATTTAGGTCAGACAAAAGTATTTGAAGGAATGCCTGATGATGTTGAGTTGTTTATCACGATTGTACCTGCGACAACTATCACAGCAGGAACTATTAAGTCAATCATTAAGTGGACTTGATAGGTATTTAATTTAGGAGGCGGGGGAGAAATCCTCCGCCTTACTAAAAAGGAGAAAATATGTCAATTACTAAAACATCACTCGTCAATAAAGCCCTGACAATCGCAGGGGCAACACCGATAACTAATATTACCGACGATACGAATAATGCCCGTATCGTTAATCGTGTTTATGAGATTGCGTTAAAAAGTATTCTTGGCGAGTGTCGTTGGAATTTTGCAACAGAGAGGGCTTTGCTTAATTCTTCCTCAAGCACAAAAGCGTGGTATTATACAGGCGAAACTTGCGTCTATGTCCGTCCCTCAACTTGTATCCGCATATTCGGAACTAATGATGATGACGCAGAATGGCGGGAAGAAGGCGATTTGATTATCTCCAATACAACCGGATTAGGGATTATTTATACATATTATCTTGACGACCCTTCAAAATATCCTTCTGCTTTTGTAGAAGCATTTATAGATAAGCTCTGCTCCGATATTGGGTATATGATTATTAACAATGCAACTGCGGCAAATGCTTTTTATGAGAAATATCAAAAAGTATCTTTACCCAAAGCTATGGCAGAGAACGCACAAGTTGGTAAACATCAGTATCTAAAAGACGACGCTTGGGAACAGGCAAAATATCACAACCAAAATCCTATTGCATAATGGCAAAAATTGATGTCATAAAAACTTCGTTTGCTGGTGGTGAATTCGGCTCATCTCTATTTGGCAGGACTGACATTGCCCAATATGCCAATGCCTGCGAGATAGTAGAGAACTTTCTTGTTCGTCCTTATGGCTCGGCAATATCACGCCCTGGCTCTCGTTTTGTCAATGAAGTAAAAGATAGCACAAAAGAAACCCGACTGATTAAATTCGTATTCAATCAAAGCGACGCATATATAATTGAAATGGGCGAGTATTATTTTAGGTTCTATACTGACGGGGCGGTAGTGGTAACAAGCGGCACAACGCCTTATGAAGTAGCCCATATATACGATGAAACAGAGATTTGGGATGTCCAATATACGCAACTTAATGATGTTATCTGGATGTGTCATCCCGACCACCCGCCGCAGAAGTTAATCAGGATTGCCTCCACTAACTGGGTTTTTGGAGAGTTGGCTTTTCTTGGCGGCCCATTCCTTGATGATAATACAGAAGATACAACGCTAAACGCTTCGGCTACTTCCGGCACGATTAACTTAACATTTTCTCCCACAGGTTCAGGGATATTTGTAGTATCAACCGCCTCAACAAAAGGTCATCTGAATACTTACTGGAAAATAGGGGCGACTGTAACTAACTCCACAACAGGAATTGAAGAGCAAGGCTATGTAAAGATTACTAATGTAGTCAATACCTATACTGCGACCGCTTCGGTAATCAAAACCTTATCTACTTCGGGAACAACTACTTATTGGGCAGAGGGTGCGTGGAGCGATGTTAGGGGTTATCCGGCGTGCGTTGTTTTCCAGGAAAGGCGATTATGGTTTGCAAGGACGGACTATGAACCTAACAAGGCATGGGGGGCAAAGAATTATATCTATGATGATTTTGCGTTAGATACAGAAAGCGATAGCGACGGAATAAATATCGGTTTGGCTTCCAACGAAAGCAACGAAATCCAATGGCTTGCTTCAAGTCAATCTTTAATCGCCGGAACTTTTGGCGGTGCGTTTATCATCAATTCCGGCTCAAGCGAACCTATCACGCCAAGTAATGCCAAGGCTTCGGAAGAAGTATCATTTGGCACGCAACCTATCCCGCCAAAGAAAATAGGAAACTTCTTATATTATGTCCAACGCTTCGGTAAGAAGTTAAGGGAGTTATTCTATGTTTATGATTACGATACTTACAAGGCAATGGATAAGACAATACTCTCTCCTCATATTTTAGGCGAGGGAATATGGGAAATGGATTATCAGCAAAACCCCGATACAATTCTCTGGTGCTTGCGGACTGACGGAGTTATTGCTACATTGACACGGGAAGTTGACCAAGAAGTGCAAGGTTGGTCAAGGCAGACTACTAATGGTACATATTGTTCTCTTGCGATTATCCCCGCACAATCTGACGCTTATGATGAGGTTTGGGTTATTGCACAAAGGACGATTACACCGACAAGTGGAACTTCCACAGTTAAAAGATATATTGAAGTATTTGAAAGCATAGACCCGCCGGCAAGACAGGACTTATGTTTATATCTGGATAGTGCGCTTACTTATAATGCCTTTACCGCAAATACCACAGCGACAATATCTCTATCCGCAACAAGCGGCACGATTACAGTAACCTCAAGTAGCACTTATTTTCAAGCCAATGATGTCGGGCAAAGATTAAGGGCGATAAACGCCGCCGGTGATATTATAGGCGAGATAGAGATTACCTCTTATGGTTCTACAACTTTAGTTAAAGGAACGAGTAAATATAACTTTGACGCTTTAGCTTACGGAGTTGGTTATTGGGGGGTATCAGTTAGTCAGATTTCAGGATTAACCCACCTTGAAACTTGCGGAGTAACCGTATTAGCTGACGGTGGAACGGATAAGCCGGATAAGGTTGTAACTGCTGGCACAATAACTTTAGCCCACGATTACTTTGTGGTTAATGTTGGATTATCTTATGACCAGATTATCTATACTCTGCCATTTGAAGCAGGTAGCGAGCGTGGCACATCACAGGGTAAGTTGCAAAGGATAAATGAGATTGCCCTGAAAGTTAATCGCTCTCATAAAGGTTTTTATGTCGGAGGCACAGAAACGGAATTAGATGTAGTTAGTTATATTGAAGCGACGACCGAAGAAATACTTTATACCGGCACGATACCTAATCCCGATTTTGTTTTGAAAAGAGTATCATTCCGAGACCCTGCAACGCCAATGGGAACGCCGGAGTTATTATTTACCGGCACAATTCCTAATATATCATTCAGGGATAATTACAGATACGGGTCGCAGGTTTATATCAAGAACTCTGACCCTTTGCCTTTGGAAATATTAAATATTATTGCGACATTAACCACTTATGATAAATAGGAGAATATAAAAATGGGTTTTGCCAGCGCCGCCCTTCTGGGCTTGGGTGCATTACAGGTTGGGACATCAATCTCTTCCGGCAACGCACAGAATAAAGAGGCGAAATATAATGCCGCTCTTGCGGAACAACAAGCGGCGAATATTGAGAACCAAAAAGGATTAACCGCTTATCAATATAACAGGCAGATAGGACAGGTTGCAGGAACAACAACCGCACGCATTGCCAAGTCGGGACTTACTATGTCCGGCTCGCCTATGGCGATTATGCTTGATACTTATACCCAAATGGAAATGGATAAGCGCATACAGATAAGCAATCTTGAAACGCAGAAACAGCAATCTCTATCACAGGCACAAGCATATAAGCGGCAGGGAAAGACCGCACAATTTGCAGGATATACCAACGCTTTTACGAGCGCTCTTAGCACAGGTGTTAATTACGGAATTTATACAGGAACATTTAATACGAGGTAAATTATTATGCCAGATTTTCCTTCATCAAAAACTAAATCGGTTTCAGCAGGATTACCCAGATATAATTCTGGGGCAGAGTTAAATACGCAACCTAACGCTGTTGTCCGCAATGACGCAGGGGATAATTTTGCGATAGCCCAAAAAGGTTTAGAGCAGGTTAGCGACATTACTATGAAGTGGGCCAATGCAATGGACACAATTCAATCTACTACTGCAAAAGCAAATGTTCGGACCGCATTATTAGATATAAACAATCGGGCTGAAATAGACCCTGATTATAATAATCTCAAGAAGTATGTACAGGAAATAGATAAATTAAAATTAAACAATGTTAAAGGATTTCAGAATAAAACAAACGAGCGACAGACAAGTATTGAGATTGATTTAGATTGTCAAATAGCAAAGTTAAATTTAGATAATATTTATAAGAAGAAAGCGATAATAGTAGGACAGGATAAAGCACTTGAACTTATTGAACTTGAACAGGCTAATTATATTAATTCTCCAGACGAGCAATCTAAGTTAGATAGTGCAAGTAAAATAAAAGGAATTATTGATACGCAGGTAAAAGCGGGTATTTTTGGTCTTAAGCAAGGAAGGGAACTTTACGATAAAACAATTAAAGACGCACAGGATACCTTAAAAGATAGGGAGTCATTAAAAAGAGTTAAAGAAAAACAACTCGCCCAAGCTAGTGAATTAGCTATCAATGATAATGAAAAAAACTATATGAGAATGAAAGTTACCGGTGTTGATAAAATGGGTATGCCGATAACCAGAGATGAACTTATCGGTATGGTTAGAAAAGATATGGAAGCAGGAAATGCCAGCCCTGAATTTACTGATAGATATATTACCGCATTAAAATCCCCTAAATCAATAGGGGCTAAAACAATAGATAAGGATTTCGCTGATATAATCTCAACAATCAATTTAGGTAAGAAATCCCCTGAAAAGATAAAGGCGATGATGTTAAATTCATTGTCAGACGGATATTTAAGTGAGGCGGATTTCGGAGCTGCCAATACTTATTTTGAGATGATGTCTGATAAGCAACCGGATGACTTGGTTTCTATGAATATACGCAAGTCTTGGTTAGGTGTAGAAGTGTTTAGTGAAAACACTACCGCCAAAGAAGAAAGTCGGTCAAGAATGAGTCGGTCTTTTATAAGCAAACTTCAATCAGGAGTGGACGCACAAATAGCTTCTGTTGAGGCTATGCGAGAAGAAGTTTTATATTTACACCCAGAGGTCATAGGTAAAACAGAGGGTGTTGTGTATATTGACGATAGTGGCAGAACGAAGAAAATATTGCCCAATGGCGATATAACGGAAATTCAATCAACTACTAAAGATACAAGAGCAAAGGAAAAGAAATGAACTTTGACTTAAATACAGCAATGGCAGTTAAAGAAAGAGATGACGGGCTTCTTGAAAAAGATACCTTTAATATTTCTACTGCTGTGCCGGTTGAAGAAATAAGAGCGGCTAGGCCCGGTGAGATACCTTATTCACCACCGGCAATTAAAGAAAGAGCGAATGTTGAATTAATGTTTAAAGAGCGTGGGGAAAAAGTTCCTTCTGGATTAGAGTTTGAATGGGAATTAACTAGCCCACAAAAACAAGCCGCTACTAATGTTATTGCCACGACTGCTTTGACTGGCGGATTAAATTTAGCAGTTCAGGGAGTAAGGGGAGTTGCCGACAAAGAGAGTAAAGGTAATTTATTTGACAGGGTATTTAAAGGGATTGTTTATCCAGAGGCAACCGCTAGACTTTATGAAAAATTACCCGGAACTAAAGATTTACCTAATTGGGCTAAATTAACCGCAGGGATAGCAGATGATATTATCAGTTACGGAGTTACCGCAGTTGTTAAAGGTGGGATAAAAGAAACTTTATTAGCAAAAGATATTTATAGAAAATTAGATGTTCCTGCTACTGAATATGCTAAAGATAAAATGAAGGGTTTTTTACCAGCTGGACAATTAACTGAAAAACAAGCCTTTGAGGGATATAAACAAGAATATAGAAACATAGCATTAAAAAAATTCACAAGTATTGAAGCGGAAATTATTACATCAGAAGAAGCGATTGGTGCAGGACAAGCCGGGGGTTCTTCACAGCTCCAAGAATATGCAAGGAAAAGAAGTCTACTCGGTTTAATTATAGATGACCTTAAGCATACAAATAGTAAAGGACAATTACAACTTCCAAAGGTGGGGCAATCAATAGGATTTAAAAATCCTAAAGGTGAAATATCAGAAGGGATAATTAGGAAAGTTACTGGTGAGTTAGCAGAAATAGAATTGCTTAATCAACCGGGAAAGATAATAGTTGCCACTCTAAGCCAATTATCCTTGCCAGAAGCCCCAGAAACCTCTGTTTTGGCTCCAAAAGAGGCTCAAGGTGGCAAGATTAGCCCTCAAGCCGAGCAAGGGCTTACCTTAGCCATAAAACTTAACTCTGGCGAAGTTATAAGCGATACTTCGGCTAAACTCCATTCTGATATAGTTACCAGTAAAGGAATAAATCCTGATGAGGTTGCGGATGTGGGAATATTGAATAAAGAAGGACAATACCAAGGCACTCATACCCTACAAGGCAAAGCTCTGGAAACTTTGCCGGAAGTGCCGGAAGAATTATTAAATAAAGTTAGGGGTATGGTTGAGAAGCCTAAAGAAGAACCAATAATAAATTTAAAGAATTTATCTATTTCAGAAGAAGCAAAAACCAATATAGAGAACATAGCTTCCGAAGTTGCTCCTGAACTTGAGAAAATAAAAGGGGAAACTTTGACGCATAGTGAAGTATTGGAAGCTGCTAAGTCCTCAGAACTTCTGACTAAACTAATAAACAGAACGCAATCAAAAGAAGTTGAAGCGGCTATCTTACGCACTCGCCAACATTTATCTGCATTAGCCGAAGGTAAAGGAGTAAGCGAAGATTTTATTAAAACTTTGAAAATAGTAAAATCATTTGGCACAGACACTGCCCGTAAACTTGGGTCTTTAAGAATAGCGGCGGGAAGTAATGAATATAATCTAAAAACTAAGTTAGTTAATGATTTGACCGACAGAGGGGTTGAGATAGAGAAGATTATTAAAGAAGCCGAAGGAGTTGATTTTAATAACCAAGAGCAGGTAACTAATTTTTACCGTAAATTCGTAAAACCTAAAATCTGGGATTTAATAAATGAATATCGTTATATCAATTTATTATCCAGTCCTAAAACTCATATTGTAAATTTATTCTCAAATTTGATACAAGTTTCCGGCCTTGCTCCTGCAACTAAAGTATTCAGCGGAGATATAAAAGGGGCTAAAGCCTACTATCAGGGGGCGATTAACTCTATTGGTGAAGCCTCTACTAAAGCACTTGAAGCATTGAAAGGGATAACTTTTGTTGAAAGACCGGATGTTCCAAGATTGCCTACCGGCTCAAAAATATTGAAACCATTTAGATATATTCCGCAAGCACTTGAGGCAAGCGATGTATTCTTTAGGACTATCGCTTATGAAGGAGAGTTAGCTTCGCAGTTAGCCCAAGGCGTAAGCAAAGGAGAAGCGGAAGAATTGGCAAAAGAAAAGGCTTCTTATTTTGTATTTAGAAAAGCATTAGACCCGAAAAATAAAACTGGACAGGGAAAATTATTAAGTGCTATTGATAATCTTACTGCTATGATTTATAAATCTCGTAGTGTTCCTATCTTCGGTAAAGCGATTAGTTGGTATATTCCCTTTATTCAGACCCCAATGAATATCGCAAAGCAAATGATAGAATATTCCCCTGCTGGAGTAACTACTTTACCAGGAGCAAAGAATAAGAAAGAGCAATTAGCTAAGGCATACATAGGCTCTTTAGTTTTTGCTTTAGCGGCTTATTTAGTTTATAAAAATGACAGCACTTGGTCTATCCCCTCAGGTAAAAAAGAAAAAGAATTATTCTATGCTTCCGGCAGGCAACCTTTTTCAATAAAGATAGGTGATACTTGGGTAGGTTATAGCAGACTTGGACCGTTAGCTTTACCCATAGCCATACCTGCGGCAATTAAATATTATACCCAAGAAAACCCACGCTCGGTTACAGACACCGCCTTACAAAAACAAGCCAATGTTCTTGGTGGTATAGGTGAGTTTTTTGCTAGTATGTCCTATGTTGAGGGGGTCGGTCAGTTAATGAATTTAGTTAAAAATGCGCCAGGCGCATTATCTAAATTAGTGGCAGAAGCACCGGCGCAACTAATACCATTAGCTTCTTTACAGCGTTGGATAAATAACTTTTTTATTGACCCTATTTACAGAAAGACTGATAAAGAAATATCTGCGGAGTCTATAATTGATAACGCAAGAAAGAGTATTATATTTAGCACTAAAGGGCTTCCGGCTTTTGAAAATCCCGACGGTGAAGTATCAAGAAGGACTTATCCTGGGCTTAACGCTTTTTCTCCAATACCATTGAGTAAGTCAAATAAAGAATATGAAGATGAATATAAAGATTATATTATTGAAAGAAAAGAAAAATTACTTGATGAGGTTGACCAGGAAGATAAACCCTCACGAAGAAAGAGAGTAAGATAATGTCCGTATCATCTACTACCAGAAAACAACAATTTCCATTAGACGGAACAACCGCAGATTATACTTTTAATTTCCGAGCCTTAACTTCCGCACCCGAAGATATTAAATGCTCGGTTTTGACCGCTGGAACCACAACCGTATTGACTTACACAACTCAATATTCCGTATCTATAAATTCCGACGGAGTAGGTGGAACTGTAACTTTAGTTTCCGCAAGTACGATAGGTTTAGGCACATTAACTGTCTATCGGGAAACTACTAATCTACAATCTTCGGACTATGACGATTATAACCAATTCCCTGCAAATACTATTGAGAATGACTTGGATATTCGGACAATGGTTGAGCAAGAGCAATCAGAAACTTTTGATAGGACGATTAAATTCCCTGTTGAAAGCACTACTACTGGTATAGATTTTCCCGAACCTGCGGCAAATAATTTAGTCGGGTGGAACTCTGCGGGAACTAACTTACAAAATTATCCTCTTTTAGATGACGCTGTATTAAGGGGAACTTTCTCTAATGCTAATCTTACGACAGGAACATTAGTAATTACGCATAATAGGGGACTTGCCGCACCTTATACGGTTATGGTAATTATAGTTAAAAATACTGGAGAAAAAATAAACCCAAGCTATACCTGTTATGTAAATACAGTAGTCGTTAATTTATTGCCCTGGGGAACATTAACGGGAACTTGGGGGTATGTTGTAATTTAATGAAAGGAAACTATGGCACAAGTAACTTTAACAGTCAGCACAATAAACATAGGAATTGAACTTGAACAGCAATCAACAATAAATATTCTTACGGATGTCGCAAACGCTCAAGATAATTATGTATTGACCAAAGATACTATAACTGGAAACGCTATTTTTAAACCTTCACAGGGTGGTGGTAGTGGAACTTCGGGAAGCATAACATTAAGTTTTACTAATGCTTCTTTATCTTCGGGAACATTATCTATCCAACATAATCTAAACCAAAAATATATGGATGTAACTGTTTTTAATTCCGAGGATAAAAAAGTCAATCCCGATTTAATTACTATGATTGACTTGAATAATTTAACTGTTCTCTTGGGTTCATACGGAGAAATCCAGGGAACTTGGCATATAAAAATAACACCATAAGAAAAGGAGAAATAGAATGAAGAAACTAATTTTAGCTTTAGCAATACTTGGAATAGTATTAACCCCGAATTTAATAAGAGCAGAAGAATTTGGGGATGTTACTGTATTAGGGGAAATGATTACTAAGAGTACGCCCGTTATTGATGTTCGGGCTTACGGGGCTGTGGGGAATGGGGTAGCTAACGATACAGTGGCAATTCAGGCTGCGGTTGACGCTGCGGTTACAGCAGGGGGTGGAGTAGTATTTTTTCCGAAAGGAACATATCTTGTTACGCAAATCCTAAAAGTATTTTCTTCTACTGTTAGAATAACACTTAGAGGAGTTGGCAGAGATGTGTCTGCTATTAGTAAGTATGGTGCGGGTACAGACACTCTAATTGATTTCTCTGTGGCAACTATTGCAGGAGGTCATCTTGTAATAGAAGATTTAGCTGTTCAAGGTGGAAGTGCCAAAGGAATAGCCCTTACCAATCTTGCTTGGTTTGATATTAATAGGGTTTATTTTGTAGCATCTACCGTTGGGTTGGATTTACACGGTGCTATAACAGGGTTAATAAGAAACTGTAATTTTTATGTGAATGTGGTCGGAATAAAAGCGGATAAGACTACTGGACAAGGCGGTTCAAATTTTATTAAGATTAAGGATTGCGTATTTGGTGGCAATTCTGAATTAGCCATAGATTGGATTCGTGATGACGGGTTGTATATGGAGAACTGTGATTTGGAAGTAAATGGTACGGCAGAAAGTAATGTTAATCTTATGGCAGCGAGTTGGGTGAATGGTAATTACGAAACTTTTGCGAGTTCAGAGGGTAATGTTACTTCAGCGATAAGTAGTGGAGGTGGAGGTAATGAAACAGCGACAAACGATATACCTGATTTGACGGCTGGTACTATCTATGAATTAACTTATAATTTAACTCTTAATTCAGGATTAGCACCAATTTTATATGTTATGAGAGACAATGGTGTTACGCCAGTATTATGCTTGGTAGGCGCAATGTCGTCGGGGGTGCATAGAATAATGTTTACGGCTCCGGCGAACAGTGAAAAACTATTGTTGTTTAGTGTCCAAGGACAGGCGACAAATTTCTCTTGTACTTTTAGTCTTAAAGTGGCTCCCACTAAAGGGGCGATTAGGATACGCAGCACGGTAGGAGAACTTACTGGATATTCTCTCCATAGTATTAAGGGGTGTTGGTTTGAATCTAATATTGGCTATGATGTTTTTTGCGAACCGAGGAATACAACCTACCTTTCGATTACTGATAGTAGGGGGTATGCAAACGGCTATGGAATTTTTACGGGCGGAGGTAAATTTACTTGCATGAATAATATGTGGCCCAATGCCCCTCTCGATTTTGACGCAGGGGCGATAAATATTGTTGGGTGGGTGAATAACTGTGTATTCACCAGTATTTCGGGGATTGGTCCGCATTATATTCATATTCTTGGCACAGATTATAATGCGGCATTTATTCCTACCTGGTCGTCCATAATAACAGCTCCCGGATTTGTTGGACCGCTTACTGGTTCAGCCGATAGCCTTAAATCTCCGGCAACAACAGGCTTGGCAACTCTTACAGGTATGGGAGCAGGAACTACGAGGAATTATACCATGCCTAATGCTGACGCAACTTTACTTTATAGTGGGGGGGCGTTAGGTACTCCCACTTCGGGAACATTAACAAATTGCACATTCCCAACACTTAATCAAAATACATCTGGCACTGCTGCAAATCTTTCTGGCACACCTGCACTGCCCAATGGCACAACTGCAACAACTCAATCCCAAGCCGATAACTCAACTAAACTTTCCACTACCGCCTATGTAGATACAGGATTAGGCACTAAAGTTAAATCTGATGGCTCCGTCAACCCCACTCAACTCCTCTCCAATGGCGACTTTGAGAATTGGAGTGCGGGGACAAGTGTCGCTCCTGATGGGTGGACGTTAAATGGTGGAGGTGCTATAGCAAGAGAAGCATCTACTATCAAATTAGGAACTTATTCGGCTAAATTTACAGGAACTTCGGGGTCAATCCAACAAACAGTTAGTGCTTCAAAAGGATATGCGTATTATGTAGGTAGAAAACTCACTTTTGGATGTTGGGTTTGGTCGGATGCTGCAAATAGAATAAGAATTAAAATGGGTTCTACTGGGGTGGATGAATCAATATCATCTTATCATACAGGAAACTCTACTTGGCAATTATTGACAATAGAATATACAGTAAATGCTACTGGAACAGCGGTAATAGTTAATCCTACTATTGAAGATGGCGGGTCTATCTCCGCCTACTTTGACGGTGCAATGTGCGTAGAAGGCGAATCAGCCTTTGCCTTTGCGGATAAGCCGGCGAGTGAGGGAGTGTGGGCGAATTATGGGGCAACAAGTACTGTGGTTGGATTTAGTGGTAGTCCTACTAAAGAAATATATGTCAAGAAAATAGGAAAGACAGTATTCGTTAATTATTATATTACAGGAACAAGTAATGCAACGAATTTAACATTTACCTTACCCTATACTGCATCTTCTACGTCTACGGCTTGGGGTTCGTTATGTATTCTCACAGAAGATAATGCTACCGTTTTGGCAGTTCCAGCCAAGGCTCAAATAGTAGGTGGTGCTTCAACCGTAACGGCATATAAAGATGCAACAGGGGCAGTAAATTGGACAAATTCTGGTGCAAAGTCAATACTAGGACAATTCTTTTACGAATCAGCATAACATCTAACAGGGTAGGGGGATGATAGGAAAACTAAACAGGCAACAAATAACTAATTTAGATAAATTAACCAAAACTCTGCAAAAGATAATTGGAGAGGTTAACACTATTAGCGTTGCTACTAAAACTGACAATGTTAATAATATCCCTCAAGAAGTAATTAGCAAGAATAAAGACGAGGGTTTTGATTTAGCATGGACACATCACGCACATATAAATGGTAGGGAAATTACGGTAGATATGTTCAATGCCATAAGGGATTTGGAAGTAGTTACCGGCAATCAATATATTTATACCGATACTACCACCAAGATAAGGAAACCAGAATTGACCGATGAAATAGAGAGCATAAAGAAATTGCATAAGAAAGTTAAAGACTTGGAGGACAAATGAAAAAAGCAATCTTGATTAAGTGTTGAATTTTTACAGGAAGCATACGCCGACTTTTATTCAGAAGCATTAGACCAAACTGTGCCAGGAGAATAATGAAGAAATTAGTTGTATTATTAGTTCCTATATTTATCATAGGTTTTATAACTTTAGCATTAAGCAAAGATATAAAATTAATTGGAAGTTTTAAATCAAATAAGTATCATCGGGAAAATTGTATTATGGTAAAAAGAATAGAACAAAAAAATATAAGGATATTTGCCTTACCAGAAACGGCGATTGCCGCAGGATATGTTCCCTGTAAAATTTGTCATCCGCCAGTTAAAACAAAGGAGAATTAAAATGAGTGGAGAACTACCTAATTATTTAAAAGTGATTATGCAGTTTATTGACAGGGTTGGTTTTCCTATCTTGGCTTTTGTTTTAATGTTTTATTTTGCTTTTTTTAGTTTACAGAAAACAACGGACGCTCTTGTGGATAATACAAGGGTATTAAGCGTAACTTCTGCCACTTCTCAAGAAATGCTAAAAACGGTTCAAGCTAATCAAGGCTTGATTATGGAAGATTTAAAATGTTTAATAGTTAGAAAATGACTTGCGAAAAGTGCAATAGTGAAAATACAGAGTGGATAACCGCAAGGCGCAATGACCACTTTTTAACGATATTAAAATGCAAAGATTGTGGACACGAGAGGTTGCCGACAAATGAAGAAAGAGAAGCGTTTAACTAAAAGGAGGTAGCAAAATGGCAAATGTTATAGCGTGGTTTGGGGCAAATTGGACTAATATAGCAACCGTTATTGCTTATGTGATAGCGATAGCGAGTATCATAGTGAAGTTAACGCCGACGACTAAAGATGATACGGTGTTAGATAGAATTATTGCTTTTGTGGGTAAATACATTGCGTTGAATAAATAATGACAGCAACTATACTTGGGATAATAAGCTCGCTCCTGCTAATAGTTATTGGTTTGTGGAAATATCTTTCTGGTAAGGAGCGAGCCAAGCAAAAAAGAAAAGAGGATGCCTCAAATGAAATCAAGCAAGGTGTGGATGAGAATGACCCCAGTAAAATTACTGGCGGTTTTGATAATCTCAATCGTAATTAGTGGGTGCGCTTCTGTAATCCTACATCCTATTGAGAAATCAGATATAACTAAAATGCCGAAAGCTATTGCTTATACACCTGAAAAAAACGGATGGTTTATAAGCGATTATTACCTTGAGCAAGTAGTTAAGGCGAAAGTAGAAAAATGAAAATAATTATACTACTTATTTTATCAATTATAAGTGGTGTCCTTTATCGTATGGGTGGTAAAGGAAAACCATTTAATACCAAGTATCGTGATTTAGGTTGCCCACTAATAGCCCTTATAGCCTTGTGGCTTTTGGTTGGTTTTCAATTATCCTATTGGTGGGTTTACTTCTTAATGTTTGGATTGATGTTCGGGGCATTAACTACTTATTGGGATTTTCTTTTCGGTTTTGATAATTACTGGTTTCACGGGTTTATGGTAGGCTTATCAACTTTTCCTTTATTCTGGTTAGGTATTTATTGGTGGGCGATATTGATATATTCTATTTCTCTTGCTGTATCAATGGGAATATGGAGTAAATTAATAAATTGGGATGTTGCCGAAGAATTTGGTAGAGGGTTTTTTATTACTTCGCTTTTATCAACGCTTTTTCTGCTATTGACTGCAAATGCTTAGCTTGCTTAATTACTATATCCGTTTTATATTGCCAAGTTTTGCAGAATACAATTTCATCTTCTTTTAAATAAGTAGGCTTATAAGCTAACTTGATTAACTTTAATCTTGAATTAGCCGGTATTCTTAACTCTATCCTACTAAAATCGCATAGCGGAGCTTCTTTATATTTTGGCATTTTTTAAAGAATATACACCTTTTGCATTTACGGTTAAAATCAGTTAATTCCTGTGATATAGGACATCTTATTTTCAAGTTACCAACCTCAACTTTCCTTTTTTATAATCTTCAATCAATGGTTTTAATTCTTCCTCTTGCCCTTTTACCATATTCTCTACTGCCAATTTAAAATACTCCGCCGCTTCTTGCTCCTTTCTTAATAAACGTAAAACTACTGCGATATTCCATAAGACCTTAAATTCTTTCGGGGAGATTAATTTTGTCATTACCCACATAATCAATGCTTCTCGGTAAGATTGAGCGTCCCAGCGTTTCATTCCACGCATATGCCAAGCAAACCACGCCTTGCTATCTTCAATTACAGCATATTCAAGAATATAATAATCGTCCCTGTAAGCCCCCATAATTGTAACAAATTTAGTAATATACATTGTCAATATTACAGCAATAACAATAGGATAGTTTGCGATTAAAGTTGATAATGCTAACATAATTCCGATTAAAGGCATATATAAATATCTGTCAGAAATTTCCTGTTGCAACCTTTTTATATTGCTAAACGGAGCAATCGTAATAAAGAACCACCATAAACCATAAGAGAGCATATCCCATTTATGCAGGGAATAGACAATCCAAAATACAATAATCCCTAACCCTATCCAAAAAAACTTATCTTTTATTGTGTATGCTTTTTTCTTAGATATTTCATTGCCGGCACAGGATTGGATAAACGAATGGTAAAAGGTAATGCGAAAAGGAATAAGCCCTAAAGCAAAGTAAAAACCGATTGTCTTAATTGCCAGTATAATCTTACCCAAGTGAAACTTCTTATCCTCATCCGCCTGCTCAAACGCTAACTTGAATTTTACATCCTTTTTGAACTTCTTTAGCCAAAACAACCAGACCAATGGCATAAGGGCTAAAAGATAGGCAGATTTAGAGCCTACAAGGGTCAAGGGTGCGATAAAACCCATATTAAAGTAACCCATAGCCCAAAGGAAGAAAGGGGCTGAAAAGGGCATAGAAAGCGAAATTAAGAGCATTAAGGGGGGTAAGACATATCCTCTGCCTGAAATCCATATACTGCCCTGATTATTAGCCGGATTTACGCTAAACAGTAGGGCGGCAAAGAATGATACATTATTTGAGCCAAAAGCGGTGTAGATAAATACGCCTACTAAAGCGTGCAGAATAAGAGTAAGTAAATGCTCATATTGAGATTTAAATTTCCAAGCACCGATAAACCAGAGAAACCATTTGTGGATTTTATTCTTAAATTCAGGACGAGTTTTGGCAGTAGGGCAATCGTCCGAAACATATCCAAACTTTATGCAACGGGCAAACAATAAAACATTGACTGCGAGGATTATGATTATCTTGAGCATATTTGATTTATCCCTTCTTTTATGAGTAAGTATAAATCCTTAAAACTTTCTACTCTTGAATACTTAATCGCTGACCACCTAAAACCCGAACGCCAATTTGATTTAATCATAACCTTTCTTTTCCACGCCATTAAAGCGTCAGAGGGTGGCGTTTCTTTGCCTAACTTGCAACCTTCATAATATTGATAAACATTGATACAGGTTATTGTCGGCTTAATCTCTTTTATCAACTTTTCTATATCATACCAGTCTTGCGGAGTTTCGCCAGGAATATTTACAAGAAAATTAGCGAAAGAACGGATATGGTATTTATGACAAAGCCTGAAAGTAGCTTTTATCTGTTCTATTGTAATGCCTTTTTTTAATTCCTGCAACGCCCTATCCGAACCACGCTCAACGCCAAAATCAAGTTGAATACAATGGGCTTTAGCCATTGCCTTAATTGTTTCCTCATCTAAAGTATTTACCCTTGAATTGCAGCCCCAAGATAAATTATGTTTCTCTATCAATGAGCAAAATTCTTTGACCTTGTTTTTATTAAGTGTAAATAAATCGTCAATGATGTAGAAAGCGTTAATCTTATATTTTTGTTTTAAGTCTAATATTTCATCTACTAAACTTTGCGGAGTTTTTACATTGCCTTTAAAATATTCTCGTAAGGTAGAAGCGACACAAAAGGTGCAATTATGCACTAAAACATTATTAGCATAAAACCAGTCATATCCTGGAACTTCCATACAATAAACATTTTTTTTGTAGTTTAAATATTCTATATTTCTAACTTTATGATTTATCTCTTTTATTCTACTTTTACCAAAACTATTTCCATTTTTAAAGTTGGGATTTTTACTTCCTAATTTTGATTGTCTATATCTAATACGAGATTGCAAAGAACGCTTTTTACCTTTTTGCATTTTACCCAACCTAATAAAAAAACTTTTAGGTAAATTTTTTGCAGGATTATTATTTTTCATTCTATCGCTTATATCATCGTGATGATACTTATTTATATGTTCACTTGGAGAAGTTAGGATAAGATTACTTAATAAATTATTTTTAGGGTTTTTATCTTTATGATGAATAATCTCATTTTTATTTAACTTCCGATTTAATTCACTCTCCATTATAAGACTATGTAGCTGTCTTCTTTTTCTTCTACCCCAAGTAATAGTAATTCCCTTTTTCTTATAACTTTCTTCTCTTATGGCTCTTACGCTTTGTTTTGGGATTAAGTCTTTGGCTTCAACTTCATATTCATCTGTTTCCTTATGTTGATTGCCATTTTCAAAGACTATGAATCTATGGTCGGGAGTGCAATCTATATAAGTATTATCCGTAAAATTTACCCTTATTATTTTAGCGTTTTTTTCTACCAATCTAATATTTATAGCTTTAGCGAACTCAACATCTTTTGTAGTAGGATTGCGAGTTAAAACTTTTATTTCTTTTCCTACTAAACTCTTTATTTTCTTTTTACCCTTTATTGTTTGTATTATTGTATCTCCAGTGAGACAACTATTGGGGCAACCAAAGCCGGATAATACTTGTCCGCATTTTAATAACACTCCCCTGATAGCGTAGATATTCGGTGTTGAATAATGAGCCATATCCACTAAATCATAACAGGCGCAGTTTGCGTCTTGCCTACCTTGCACTATCTCATCCGCTATGCCCTTAAAATCTTCCGGCTTTAGTGTAGGGGCTATTCCACCGACAATAATTTTAGCGTCACTGATTTCCCTTATATCCTTAATCAATTCTTTTACCTCATCCAACTCCGTAGAATAACAGCTAATCCCAACAGATTTAGGCTGATAAAGAGCCACTTCATTAAGCATTTTAGCTTTGCATTCCGAAAGCATTGCATCTCTATCCCTCCAAAATTTAGCATTTCTTATTTGCTCTGCTAATGGATAATCGGCTATTCTTACTGACATACCTTTGCTTATATAATAACCGGCTACATAAAGCAAGGAAAATGGTGGGCGATAGTGGGAATCGCTTCTTGAGGGTGGATTTAGTAAGAGAATATCTAACATAGTGCCGCCTTTATTCCACGCAACACATATCTAAAATCTTCCATTGTTTTGATTTCTTTAATTTTGTGATACCAGAACTCTGGACAATATGCGGCTTCGTAGATTTTTTTGATGTATTTCTTATGGGCTTGATTTCCCGGCACACCTTTCGGGCTGTATAAAGAAGCTTGTGCAGTTTTGGCATAACCTTTTTTGAGAAGGAAATGGACAAGCCGTAATGTATTAATGGAATCTTTATCGCTTTCCCACGGATAACCGAACATAACCGCAATATGTGGTTCAATTCCTGCTTCACTTGCTTTTTTGATTGTTGGTATAATGTCTTCAACTTTCACTCCTTTGTTAATTCTGTCCAAAGTTCTTTGATTAGCAGACTCAATACCAAACAATAACATCCTAAAGCCAGCCCTCTCCATATCCACGAAGGGGTAGTCATAAATACGACAATTACACCCAAGCACCAAATTACGCTCCTTCCGAATCCTCCTAATAAAGCCGCTAAGCCAATCTCCTGTTGGAAAAGTTGCTGAGTCATCAAACACCTCCTTAAAGCCTAAGCTTTTACATTCTTCTATCTCACTAATAACATCTTCTACTGGTCTTACTTCGTATGGTTGGTTATTTTCTACACAGAAGTTACACTTACCCCACCAACAACCACTTGCAGCCATTATATGCGTTCCCGGTAAGTATTTATAGTTTCCACTTGTATACTCCTTTGCTCTTGTAAAGACCCTGTCTGGTCTTGGTAGTGTTAGGAATGGTAAGTTTTCTGGACTTCTACGCACCCTATCGCCTTTTGTATAAACAACCTTATGAAGCATACTCCAATCATTCCAAATAACATCCCAACCATTTCTTCGATACCATTCTGCCTCCATAGCCATTCTTACAGGATAGATGTTAGCTTTCTTCTCATGCTGACGTTGTTGAGAATACGAATTGGGGAGATATAAAATTCTACTCATATTGTCTTTCTAATTTAACGTGGCATTAAAGTAAACGCATATTAAAACCATCCTTCTTTTTTATGTTCTAATCCACAACGAGCAGGATATTGCTCAAAATCTCTTGCGTGGGCTTTTACCCAAAGTTGGCATTTATTTCGTATACAATCTTTATTAAGTATAGGGCATATTTTAATTTCTATTTTCTCTGGTTCTTCTTTTATTAACTCTTTAAAAAAAGCTTTAATTTTTTCTCTCATATTTTCCTCCTATGTGAATAAAGTATTCTCATTCGGTTTTAGGTGCATTCCATATACATACTAAAAACATTTTACCACACATCCAAGAACTAAATAATATTGTAAGTACTATAGATATAATTGGAAACTTAGTTATTCCAAACCATAATAATATTATGCTTCCAAGTGCTGTTGCAAACATTCCTAATCCAATTAACAAAGCTTTCATAGCTTCCTCCTTATATTTTATACTTTAGATTAGTTCTATATACTTTCACCTATTGAATAATATACAGATAGTAGTTACTATGAAAAACATTCCAGGAATCATAATAAATATTACACAAAAAGGAGTCGGACTTATTGTTCTATATTTTTTCCCACAACAAAAAGATTTAGTTATGAGATAAAAAACTTTTTCAACTTCGTCTTTTCTATAATAGTGTAATTCTCTATTGCAAATATCACACTTTGTTTTCATATCTTCTCCTTTCTATACCTCAAATTAGTTCTCCAAACTTCTTCTAATAAATAAGATTTATGACCTAGTTCATTAGTAGCATAAATTAAAGCATTTAAGTCTTTAGGAAAACATTTACCACCGAATCCACGTTTTCCGTCAGGACCAGGTACATCTATATTCTTTCCTATCCTATCATCAAATTTAACTGCGTTTTTTACTATGTCATAATCAACTTTAAACTCTTTGCAGATTTCAAATATTTCATTAGCTACACTGATTTGACTTGCTAAAAAAACATTACTAGCATATTTAATCATCTCTGCCGTACGAGTGTTAGTATGAATTATTGGACAAGTAAATTTGGCTTCTCTATAAACCTTTTCTAATTCCTTTCCTGACCTTGGGTCATTTGCGCCAATTACAATTCGAGTAGAGTTAATAAAATCTTCTTTAGCGTTGACGTCAGTAAGAAATTCAGGATTAAATATAAACTTATAAGGATATAATTTCTCTAAATTTTCAATAGTTCCACTTGTAGCAGTAGATTTAATTACAAAAATTTTGTCCTTACCATTGCTTCCATTAAAGACTTCAATACTTTCAAAAATATTACTAATATCTACTTCTCCATTAATTTTCATTGGAGTAGGAACGCAGATAAATATTATTTTACACTTATCTATCAATTCAATATTTCCACCTTTAAATTTATCCCACCAATAAATCTTATGTCCTCGTTTTAATCCAAAAGCAGTTGCTTGTCCTACAACACCAAAACCTATAATACCTATATTCATAATTTAATTCCTTTCCATATTACCTCTCTAAATCCACCGATAAGATATACCCAAGTATTCTCTGCTATTCTTGGAGATAGTCTAATCAAAAAGTTTATAACCGGATTGACTATTTTAATTATTACCGCTATCCATAATGGCAATTCCTGTTGGCAATCCGCCAGCTCATACCAAAATAATAACTTCTGCTCAACTGTCCTAAACTTTTGTTTGCCGAACATATAAAAATCCCTGCCTAAATAATCGTTGAGAGTATCATAGGAGTAAGTGCGATAATGTCCGAGGCAACCCACAGCAGATATATTTGACGAGTGCGGAACTTTAATCCTTAAAAATCCACCTTTCTTCAATATCCTGTGGCACTCTAAAATAAATGGCTTTGGGTCGGGAAGATGTTCCAAAAAATGAGAACAATTTATTCCATCTATAGTTTCATCATCCCAAGGTAGAGGGAAAATTGATAAATCTAATATTCTATCCACTCCTTTATAAGGGAGTATGTCTATGTTTATATAATCTTTTTTTATATCTTCCCCAGAAGCCAAATTAAGTAATATTTTCTTTTCCATCTTTATCCCTCAAATAGTTAATAAAAAGTTGTATATCTTGCATATTATTTTCTATGACCCCTAAAATTAGATTACATCTTTGGTGGAGAATACCTCTAACTTTGCTTGTTTTATGGTTATGGTCTATACAAGAATTTCTTTGGTCAATTAGAGGTAGAAAACAAAGAGCGCACAATCCTTTTTGTTTATCCCATAGTTTATTATAATCTTTCTCGGTCATTCCATATTTTGATTTAAGATGTCGTGCTCTACTATATAAAACAGGATGTTTTAGAGAGTCTTTTCTTGCCCAATTTCTTTTATATCTTCTAACCCGTTTAATATTCTTTTTTCTATATTCTACATCATAAGATAGCTTTTTCTTTTTATTTTTACGATACCATTCTTTGCATTGAATAAGTATTTTTTCCCTATTTTTTATATATTTTTTATGGTATTTTTCTTGTAATTTATCCTTATTAATTTTATTATATCTTTTAAGGTATCTTTTTCTATCTTCCAGATTTTTATAAGGCATTTTCTTTCCTTTCAATTATCCGACAAAATAGTCGGGTTATCCTATGCCTATAAAAATTACTTAATCTCCTCAATATCCATCCAGGCACTATTATAGCAATTAAGGCACAAAACCAAAAGCCAATATTCAGTAGGCACTTCGGGTTAATCTTTATCGTTTCTTTTATCTCGCTGAATAACATCCACTCCGCCCTGTTCTTTATCTGAATAAATCCCATATACATCCCCATAGGCTTGCCAGTTACTTCATACCAGTTTCTTGTAGGCGATTGTGGCGGATTAGTCTTGTAATAACTTGGATTGGTGGCGGCATTTCCTTTTACGCCTGGATGTAACCGAGCCGCAATCGTGTCATACTTCATTATCTCATATTCCCAGCCGACATCAATAATATGTTTTACTATAGAGGGAACTTCTACGAATATTTTGTTAGGGAAGTCTTTAGTAATTGCCGCTTTTCTAAATCCTATGCCAGAGGGTTGACAGGATGAGGTTAAAATATCTCCCCTTATCGTCATTACTGCGCCTTTATGTCCGTCTAAATATTGGTAATAGTATCTGCCTATCACGCCTAATTTAGAATTGCTTTCAAACATTTTAACCATATCACTTACTACCTCGGAATGGGTGAACACATCATCGCCACACAAAATCACTATATACTCGCCTTGTGCTTTTTTGATACACTCATTAAGGTTGCCGGATAAACCGAGATTATGCTCGTTACGAAATGATTTTATGTGTGGAATAAAAAGCTTACATATCTCATAAGTTAAATCAGTAGAGCAATCATCTATAACAATAATTTCTTTATCCTTATAATCTTGCATTACTGCATTAAATATACTATCGCCTACTATCCTTTGCTCGTTATATACCGGCATAATTATAGATACTTTCATCTTTTTGTTTTCCTCATATCAATAAATCTTTCAAAATACATATTGGGTTTTTCTTTAATTTTTACAAAGTATTTTCCAATTCGTAGTTTATAGCAATTAACCAATTCTTTCAATATAAATATTGGAGTAAATAAAGTTAGCAAAGTAAAGAACCAGAAGTCAATCCTCAATAAGTTAAGCGGTCTATACTTTATGAAATACCATATTTCTCTTAACAATGCTTTATATGTTCCCCAGTTTTTAATCTGGATTAGTGAAATAAAAGAAGTAGTTATTGAATATTCTTTGCCGATTAAATCAATCCAATTTTTTAGTGGTGATTGAATGTAACAATCAGGATTTTGTGAACCATTACTGCCAAGTGTTGACCTAACTGCTACTGTGTCATATTCCATAATATAATAATTCCACTTTTTATCCAATACCTGCTTTACCATATCCACAGTTTCTACAAAGATATTATGAGATAATTTTGCGTCGGTTTTTCTGAAACCTAAACCTGACCATTGGTCTGCTGACCTGTAAGGATTATTTGACCTGAACGCTCTAAATGATTCTTTATGCCCGTCAAGGAATTGGTAGTAATATCTTCCAATAAAACCTACACTCGGATAATGTTGAAATATCCTCACCATATCGCTAATCACGAAAGGACTTGTAAAATAATCGTCGGCACAAAGCATAACTAGATAATCCCCAGTTGCTAAATCTAATAAGCTATTCATATTCTCTATGCCGCCAATATTCTTGGTATTTTTATAGTAAGTTATTCGGGGATACATAAAACTCCAATTATCTAATATTTTTGGAGTTTTATCTTGAGAATAATTATCAGATACTAATATTTCAATATAGGGATAATTCTGCTCAATACAACTTAAAAGTGTTTTCCTAATTGTTTTCTCGGCATTGTAGCAAGGAATTAAAATACTTACTTTTTCCATAGATAGATAATTCCTCTCAAAAATATTATTCCTAATACCGCCACCGCTAAATCAGGCCGGCTTAAAAATCGTTTATACTTTCCTCGTTCCAGAAAAACTTTTATACATCTCCAACGCCAATCTAATATTTTGTCATCAGGATTTCTTTCAATAAATCGTTTCATACTCTTACTATAATATGCCTTTTTAGAAAACCATTTAAGCATACCAACATTATCAAAATGATAGAGAGGATTTTTACTTATCAATTTTATACCTTTAATTCTCCTATCCCAATCGCTATCTTCTGTTCCTTTTTGTTCCAAATCAAATAAAGGACAATCTTTTGCTCTTACAAATCTTGCCACGTCTATTGGAGTGCCATTATAAAATTGTCTTTCCCAATTACGGATATAAGCGAATAATCCTCTTGTCTTGATAATTTCAGGGATATAAATACCGCCTACTCCGCAATTCATTAAGATAACACATTCTCTAATCAAATCAGGACTAATAACTTGGTCTGCGTCTAAAATCAAAATATATTTTCCCTGCGCTTGCATTATTCCTAAATTCCGCTGTTCGCTTCTCTCTAACCCTTTGTCTATTACCAAAACTTCAATATGCTTGTATGTAGAATTATTTACCGCCTCTAAAACTTGTGTTAAATCTTCTCCGTGCCGAGGAATGATTATACTGACTAAATCTCTTTTATTCATTCTTTATATTTATTTTATACCAAATTTTTATACTATCAATAAATGTTTCTAATATATCTTGAAAACTTTTCGTGTCGGAAACAGTAGCAATAATAGGTATTTCTATCATTCTTTTATTTGCTATTTTTGCTCTCGCTAATATTTCCACATCAAAAGCAAAAGTATTACTTTCCCAGTAAGGTTTGTAAGAAAATCCCTTAATCCCCGTCTGCGTGTCGTCGCAAATGTTAAATAATATCCTAATCCACAGTCTTGATAATATCGTCAATAACTTCCTATCCCACCTTTTCGGCAATCCTTTATTTCCCACAACAACATCATACTGCGGAAGATAAGCAATAATCTTGTTTATTTCTTCGGGTAAAATATCAAAATCTCCGTCAATGAAAATAAAGTAATCTCCAGTTGCCTCTTTCAATGCTTCTCGCAGAGCATAACCTTTACCCTGTCCGTATCTGTCGTTATAGACAATAATCTGGTTAGGGCGAATATCCTGTTCTATCTTGTCCATAAAGTCGTAGATTTTAGGCTCTAATTTACTTGGAATTATTATTGAAATCACTCCACATCTCCTTTAGTGCTACTGGTAATGGCGTATAATCAAAATAAAAAGTATTCCATCCTGCATAATCTATTCCTGTTCTATTCTCCACTACTATCTCGTGCGGTGAGCCAGTAACCCTTTTTAATATTCTGGCATAATATAATAAACTTTGGGTATATCCGATGATATTATGCAAAATAGGTTCATTATCCATATTGATAATCTTAGCCAAATCTTTTACATAAACATAACTGAATAATTTATTTTCTCTAACCAATATCGGCTCGCCTCTTTTTATCCGTAGCATATTATCGGTAAAAAATCTGCTCTCTTTTTCATACTTGCCAAAGCAACCCCATATTTTTAATACTGTAATATGGTTATATTTATTCAACGCTAATTCTTGGGCTATGTATTTTGATAAGATATATTCGCCTACTTTTCCCGGTCTATTTTCTATATTTCTGCCGGTAGCAAAAGTTATCATTGGAATATTACTCTCGGCAAGATTAACAAACATCCGCAGATTATCATATAGGCATACCTCATCATCATTACTAGCACAATGAATAATCTGTTCGGGCTTATGATAATCAAGATATTTCTTGACCTGTTCCCTATCGGTTAAATCTAACTCTGCGTGGGTAGGGCAGAGCATAGGGGACAAAAGTTCTTTGAGATTTTTTCCTATCATTCCTGATGAGCCGGTTAAAAGACGCATACTACCCCTTCTTTGTTTTTATTTGGCTGTGGCTAAAATTGGGCAACTGCCATTCCCTCTGTATCTATTTTTCTCTTGAGTTTTTCTTCCCACAAAAATCCTTGATAATGCAATAATGTTTCTTGGTATCCCAACCTGTGCATTGCTTCATCAACCCAAATCTTACATTCGTGGGGCAGAGTTACTGCAAAACCCGATAAATCTTCTTTACTGCTAAATCCTAAATCAACTACTTTATTACAATAAAGGCATATCTTTTTTAAGTGAAACTTGTTGTATTTATTTTTTTCTATAAAACTATCATAATAACTTTCATCTTTTATTGTGCCTAAGTGCAATCTATATTTCACTTCTCCCCTCCCTGCCCTAAAAGGGCTTGTTTGCATTCGATGATTGCTTGGTTATGTGTCATCATCCCACAAGTGCAACCACCTGTTCCTTTTCCCCACCCACACCTTTTTTCGTGTTTAATTCTTAACTGTGGCAGCACCTTATCCAACTCCTCACTCGTCCAACTGGGCTTGAGGGTAGTGGAGAGGGAATCTTTTGGAATATTGATTTCAAAAATAGGAAACTCCCTTTTATCTAATTCAGGAGAGAAACTAACCCGAATATTCCCATTGTCAAATTCTTTGATAAAAGTTCCTTGTAGCAATACCTTATCTCCATATTTTATCCGTTCCTTTGTGTTCTCTCTAACGCTTTTCATTTGAGCCTCCTAAAGATTTTAGTTCTTTCATTAACCACTCTATCGCAGAAGAAGGATATAACTTTTTTCTAAGCCACCATTCAAACCAAATTATTATTCTTACTAAAATATAAGCTACTATTCCAAGAATAAATATTTCGCTTCTATCCATTCTATTTCCCCTCCGTAAGGTAGGTAACATATTCCAATTCAGTTTTATCTTGTTTTTTAGAATTACAATTAACACAAGCAATATCTAAATTTTCTCTCGCATTAGTTCCACCCCTTGAAAGCGGTAACTTATGTTCTAAAGTATCCTTACCAAACTTAATTGGTTTCAGGCAGTAAATACAGGTCAGCGTTCCATATTGCTTGATGTTGTCCTCATATACCCGTTGAATAATGGCAATAGTTAAATCCTTAGTTAAACTTCTTCTTAATGCGTTTACTTTCTTAGAAAACATTTTACCTTTAGGAGTGTTTCTCCAAATTCTTTGAGACTGCATATATCTTTCTTTATTGAGGCGATAGTCTTTTCTACTATAACTACGACGCAAATCTCTGTTGTTATTTAACCAAACACTTTTGGTTGCCTTCATTTCGTTCTTATGGCTATAATAATATTTAAGCGATTTTTTGTTAATTTCTTTTTTATGAAGATTATGATAAACTTTGCCCCTAGCACTAATTTCTTTACTGTGTGTTTTAATATATTCATTCGCATATGCTTTAATTTTATCCTTGTGTCTAATTCTGTATCTTTTGCTCTCTTCCCTTCGCTCTTGCCTGTGAGCAGAATTATATTTTTTATGATACTCAACCATATACGCCTTTTGATTAAACACTATCACTTCACTCCTATTCTTTAGGTTTTGTGGGGAGAAGTTTTTCTAATAAATCTTTTACTCCTTCGGTGATAATTTCTCCTTGCTTCCTCATTCCATCAAGTAAAATAACAAACGGATTTTTCTCAACATCTGGGTCATCTTCCATTTGCTCTAACATTATTGATATGTTCATCTCTCCCGCCTCTCTGCGATTGGGATTTCTTGGATGGCACTTGCAGGTATCATTGAAACTGTTCCTAAATTATCTATTTTAGTTTGTTTAATAAACCAATAATATCTTTCTCCCTCTAAATTACCTACCATTACGCATTTACCATAGATTTTGTGCGTCCATCCTATTAACTTCCCTCTCCCACTCTTGGTTAATTTAGGCATTTAGAGTTCTCCTTAATAATCTTCTTCAGTATCTTCAAATAATGGTCCAGTATCCATACTAAGTTGAGCATATTCTCCACTCGGTCCACTATTCAATAATCTTCCTAATCCCCCCATATCGCTACAAGCTCTTTTTGCCTTTCGGTATAGAACTATTTCTTTTTTATCGGGTAATGCTTCCTGTGCTTTTGTGGTTAAAGCAAAACCTGTGATATTCTCGCAAGCCCAATAAAGATACTGAAAGTCAGATTTAATTACATCCTTTATGAACTCGCCTTTATGTTTACCAAAGGGCATTTTATCTTTCAAGCCTAATAACATCTTATATTCTCCTCCACTCGGTTGCGGATTTCTTGTCCTCGTTGGTTGTAGCCAATCATATGTGCAATATCTACATCAGTTCCATAACGTAAATTTATATCCTCTCCCACCATCTCCCCAAACATCTCCTCAATCTTAATTTTGGCTTGGGCGATTGCTTTTCTTCTGTCAGCCTCAAAATATTCTAACTTGTCCATTCTCGCATAATTAGGAAACTGTACTAACTCATCTAAAATATCTTGGATGGTCATTTTAGTCTTACCAACAATTCCTTTGCTTGATTATCTAAATCATCCTCTACGCATACCATAGGCGCAAGGCACTTATCGCAGAAAGGTATCTCTCTACGCTTTCCCTCTAACATTTTAATCCGTAAGTCTTTTAACTTCTGTCCATTCCAAATCTCTAACGCAGTTTCTTTATTTTCGTCGCCTATAATAACCTTATGTTGCCAATCAAGCGTGCAGGGACTTACCGAGCCATCCCAATTATAATGCAGATACATAAACGGAAAAGGGCAAACTTCTTTCCATTGCTTTATCGGTTGTCCATACATACCGACTTTAGGCACTTCGGGATTGCCTATGCCTGACCATTGCGGCACGATATTCTCAACATAGATTTCATCGCAAATATCGCCGAACATATCATAAAATTTATCTTTGTCTTGCGTAATTGTCTTAATGTAAATTTTACATTTACCCCGATTATCGTATAGGTGTTTGATGTTTTTAATAAATCTTCCCATATAAACTTTAGCCCCTGTCATTTCTTTGTATTGCTTGGCGTCTAATCCTTCAACTGAAATGTTTATGCGGTCAAGACCTGCGGAAATAAGCTGTTTATTAAGAACAGGATTTAATAGAGAACCATTAGTAAAAACCTCAACTATCTTTGCAATTTTATGAGCATAGAAATAAAAAATCATACTTGGTAAATAGGGATGTAAAGTTGGTTCTCCGTGCAATCCAATCTTTATCTTTTTAATAGGTTCGGGAAATTGCATTAATTCTTTCGCTATCTTTAAAAATAAATCGTCTTTTATTATTCCCTTTTTAATATTATTATCAACTGCCTGGAAACAAAACTTGCACTTGAAATTACACAATGAGCAAGGGTCAATATGGACAGAGTAAGGAGTGGATAGGGGAATTGCCTTTGCTAAATCTGTTTTATTGGAGTTATGTATTCTTGGTAGTATTTTAGCTTTCATTTAATATAAATCTTCCGAATATAAGCAATTGCCAGTATATCCCTCTGGGTTAGCCGACTTTATTTCAGCTTCCTGCTGTAATAAAAAACCCTCTTCTCTTGTTACAAATCTATTTGATGAAGTGATAAATCCTTGTGCGTTATATTCTCTTTTCATTTCCTTGTTTCGGCTGATAATAGCTTTAATACAATCCCTATGCCTATGCCCCCTTATTATCATTCCGTCGGTGCATATTACCGCCGCACAAATACAGATTTCTTTCATCATATTATCTCCATTTTTTTATCCGGTTTAACTAATAATTTATATGCTAAAATAAATTTTTCTTTTTCACTAAGTTGCGCCAGTATTTCATCAGTTGATATTTCAATAGTAACTTTATTTTTGTCAGTAAATTTCATTTTATTTCTTCAATGGTTACAATAAAACTATCTCTTGGCTCGTTATCTAATACGATACATTCAAAATGTTTTATTTGCCTATCGTCTTTGTAGATTAAGTTTTTACCTAATGCGTCAAGTGCGCCTTTTCCAAGATTGGAACAATCCGAATGGCGTTTATCTTTGAAACCTGCAAGTATAGTAACTTTGAGATTTCCCTCTAATGGTTTATCTCTATATTGCATTGTCGCAAGCAACCTTACTTTTTCTTCAAAACTCCTATATTTAGAGCATAGAAAATATCTGCCTCGCCGGTTGGCGCACTTGAAATTATCTTTACTAATGCAACGAAAATCAAATTGCAAACGAATTGCCATTATATCACCTGCAAACTTTTCGCTGTAATTCTTTTCTCTCGCTGATACCTTACAAGTTTTTCCACATAAGCGGTAACTACCCTGTCCATTACAGAAATTGCGTCAGGGTTAATTTGTTTACCTACTTCCTTAACAATCTTCCTAACTTCTTTTTTTACGAGTATCATTTTACGCTCCTTTACATTAAACTATAATCTTTTTTATAAGTTTCCCAAAATGGGTGAGTATCAATCTGAAAAAACTCTTGCATAAACTCATCTACTCTTTGAAAATACTCCGCAAACTCCGATATGGTTAAATCCGAGGTAGTGCTTTCTTCTATCGCCTTAAACTTCCCTTTATCAAATATCTTTTCAGAGATAAAATGGGCTTTTAAATCTTCGTGCAATCCCTGCTCTGAAAAATGCCCGTGATTTTTAAGCCCTGCGTCATTGATAAGCCAATGAAGATAAACCCAATAAAGGGAATTTTGGGATAGGCTTCTTGTGCTTCCCCATTTTACGGTTAGTAATTCCCCTATGCGTGGAAGTTTCTGGTTAAATTGTAACATAGCCATTAACTTTCCGTTATCCTCTTTTATGGCTAATACTTTTGCACTCACCTTTGGCATTATTGTTCCTCGCTTAACCACTCTTGCTCTGTGGTCTGTTTGGGGCTATCTTTCTTTTTCTGTTCAAAGACACTGATTAAAACTCCTGGAATATGAAATAATTTTACATACTGCTTGTCGTTTGCTTCAAACAATATGCCTATTTTATTCCAAGATGTTTTTTCCTCGCCATTCTTTTGGTAGGTTTCTCTGATACATAAATCCTTCATTTTTACCCCCTTAGTTTTTTAACAATGGTTTCTAATTCGTTACAGAATAATTCTAATTCTACTGCTAACGCTTTCTGATAAACCTTGTCCAGTTCAACTTTGATTAGCAAGGGGTTCATCAAGGGAACATAAGAAATAAATTGCCAAAACTTAAATCCTGTGATATAAAGCGACATTTGAACTTGTCCAAAGTATTCGCTTGGCAATTCATTATCAAGCAGATATTTGACCTGAGTTTTAGGCAATACATTTTTTAATTCTAATCCATAATTATCATCCACTAACCCGTCAGGCGAACATAAAAATCTTTTCTGCTCGTCCTTATAAATTACGCCTACTTGAGCAACCTCAACATTATGAGTTAATTCATAAAACTTTCGGCTTTCATCCTCTCGGATATTACCTAATTCCATATTTCCGTTTTTATATCCTTCTTCTCGTTTGCCGGTTAGTATCTCTCCGGCTAATTCATAGAGATAGCCTATTCGCTGCTTACTTGGTTTACCGTCATTAGTAATAATTTTTGAAGCGTTAGAGGCGGAGGGCTTACCAAGTTTTTCTTTAAACCATTCTTCCGTTCCTTGCGTAAGATTTACAATAATCATTTACTTCCTTTCTTCCTTGCATTTTCAAGGGCGGTAATCGCTTTAGGGAAATCCGCTTTTGTCATTTCTTCCAAAGACTTTATTTTCATATATTCAAAAAACTTATCCTGCTTGACATTTAATTCAGCGAAATAATCAAGTATTTGGCTTTTTTGTTTATCGTCAATATACCCAGCCGGATTTTCTGAATTATTCGTAGTATCTGCGTCTTTGGTATCATCAATACAAAATAATCCGTTAAGGGCGTATTTACGGGCATAGGAAGAAGCCGCCCCTGTAATTTGGGCGGTATCCATACCTTTTTTTTCTAAACTTTCTCTGGCAAAAGCAGAACAAGAAGCGCCAGACGCAGACCCAAATGTTCCCTTTTCATTTAGCGTTGCGGTAGCTTTAACATAAAACCTATCTCCGAACATTACTATCTCATCAGATAAAGTTAGCGTAGATTCCCCTAATAACGGTTTCACAGCCTCAAGAATATCCTCGCAACTGCGATAGTTATAATTTCCAAAAGTATTTCTTTGTCCCTTTGGTGCTTTTAATTCTTTCTGTATCTTATTTAATATTTCCATTCCATTCCTCCTTATTAGTTTACCCTCTCCAGTTTATTCATATCCACCGCATAACAATCAATACTTCCGTTTGTTTCTACCGGACACTTGGCAATCTCCATTCCGTTTATCCTGAACTTCATACCGGATAAATTTTTAGCTTTGGTAAAGATAATCTCATTAACTCCGGAGCATACTTTATACTTGGCGATTAGGACTTTGTTGTCGTGATAACGAGGCGACCAAATTTCTATCATTTAGCCCTCAATTATTTTTGCTTTATAACTTTTATCGTCTATCTTTACTTCAACGATTTTCCCAACCAAGGATTTTGGTTTATCATCAGGTAATCCAAGTTCGTTGATTATTCCGTAGCAAACTTCGCCACCAACTAATTTTCCGCAAGTGATAGTTTTTTCGGTATCATTCTGTAATTTTCTCCACCAACAAATACCAGCGAATAGATGAGTGTGAAATTGTAGTGAAAGTTTGCAGGTAATAACTAACCCACTAACAATGCCCGAACCGGCTTCAATGCCCGAACCGGCTTCAATGCCCTCACCGGCTTTAATGTCCCAACCGGCTTTAATGCCCTCACCGGCTTCAATGCCCGAACCGGCTTCAATGCCCTCACCGGCTTTAATG